CGCTCCGCATACTTCGCCGGGTTCAATCCCGAGAACCATTCTGGCATTCTTTTTCGTTGTTTGCTTGTGGTGCCACGTCCATTCACCACACCAGATGCAGCGCTGATCCTGTTCGTGCCACCGATTTAGGCCGATGCGGGTTTTGCTTAACGTCATTGGGCCATCCCCCCCACATCCATCGCGGTGATTTCAGGCACCGTCAGCACAACGTAGAACATCACGCAGATGCAGAGCAAACAGCCAACGTCGCTAAGCAGTTCGCGCAGGCCAATGCGGTTGCGCGCCCCGGAACATGCGGCGCAATGGTCGCAACCGGGCCGGGCGGAGTGCCATTTGCATCTGGCGCATAGGCGGTTCATAGCCAGGCCCCCGTAGCCCCATACATGAATCCAACGGTCACCCAGAAAATCAGGTCATCACCGAGCATATCGCGATAGGTCATGCGCGGCTTGATGTTTCGGATTGCTTGTTCATTTGTCATGTTTTTCCCTTTCGTTTTGCTCTACCGCCGCGACGAATGCAGCGCCGCGCTCCCTATTCAGATACCAATTCGCGCCCCAGTGGGCTATCGCCTCGGCTGCGGTGAAGGTCCGGCACCCGGCGTAGTAGCGACCATGGGCCTCAAGTAGCACATAGCCGCGTTTGTCGCGGTAGAGGGCGGGAAGTAGGGCGCAGTTCTGGACATTCACCCTCTTGCACCCCTCGGGGATGGTGAGCGTGGTCAGGGTGGCGCAGTTGTAGACCTCCACCCACTCGCACCCCTTTGGGGTGGTTAGCGAGGTCAGAGCGGGGCATTTATAGACATCCACCTGCTTGCACCCCTTCGGGACGGTGAGCGAGGTGAGCGCGGGGCAGTTATAGACCTCCACCCGCCTGCAACCCTTCGGGATGGTGAGCGATGTTAGCGCGAGGCAGTTGACGGCACTCACCACCTCACACCCTTCCTGCGCGGCATATGCCCCAACGGTATCTTTCGGAACGCAGCGGAGTGTCATGTTCTTTCCCTCTCTGCCCTATCCAAATTATCGGCGTGTCTCGCCAGCGTGTTGGCCGTGACCATGGTTGCCGCCGCAGTCGCTTGTGGGTGGTTGACCACGGCGTCGGCAAACGCCACCAGCGCCACCCCATAGGGCAGCGTAGGGACCACATCCTTGATCATAGCAAGCGCGATTGCGATCTGCTCCAAGCGGTCCTTTTCTTCGGCCCGGCGCTTCTTTTCTGACCGAGTGATATTGTCGGCCCCAAACGGGTTTTTCATGCGTTTCATTTTCTATCCACCACTGTTGATCTGGCCCATGCGGTTGCTTCCAGAACCTTCGAAGGCCTGCGCCATGAACGCCGCCCCCCGCGTTCAGAATTGTCTTGATCGCGCCAATACATGCATAATCGTGTGATCAAAAACCAAACCTTTGCTTTTTTCGCAAGCTTGCGCTCATTGCGGTTGATCATCATCAAATCATAAAGGACTTGGCCGCGCAGGGATCGGCGCTTATTGAATTGAATGCGGCAAGTTGCAGAGCAATATTCTGCATCCCTGCGCACGGGCTGAAATTCAGCGCCACAATCAACGCAACACCTTGTTCGGTGGTCATGTGCCATTCTTTGGACCCCGCAGCCTGGGCGTCACCCCACGCGCAAAAATAAAGTTTCTTTTTGGCTTTAGGCCTGTCGGCATCAAAAGGACTATGCTGCGCGGTTGCCCCTTCTCACGGCGCTTTAGAACCTTCTTGCGCACCAGTGAACTAACAGTGGCGAAGGCTTCGCTTTTGCTATACAAGCCACACCCATCACAAATTTCCTGATAGGTCGGGGAAAGCTGATGCCGCGCAATGTAAAGTTCAATAAATTGATGAACCTTGGCCTGATTTTTGGTAAGCCCTTGGATTATTGGTTTTGGTGAATGGTGCAGCATTTCTGCCCATATAGCCCTGATTATTCTTTTGTCTCTGGGTGGCGTTCCGGATGCCATGCTAGACAAAAGAGGATATGCAGCTTCAACCATTTGATCGGTTGGGTTAATGGGTAAGGCGCGATGCGTTGCATCTTTCATTTCCCTTCCCCCGTTGTGAATCCACCATCGCCCGCGCCTTCATCCCCCTGCTCGTTTGGCATGTCGCCATCATCTATGGGGTAAAATTCAGGCGGCGGCGGCTCTTTCCTTGGTGCGCGTGGCAAGCGATGATGCTTTTTGGCTTGGTTGTCATTGGGATTAGAAACCATATGAGCCTGACGGGTGGTCAGGTTGTGTATGGTAACAAGATGCTGCTGAATTTGCCGACCTGGTTTCAGTCTGACGCTACAATAAGGGCATTCAATCATGCCGCGTGGAAAGTTCGCACGGTGGGTTTCGCACTTCATGTTCGCCCCCCCGTTGTAAAGCTGCCATCGCCCGTGTCATCGCCCCTCTGGTCGTTTGGCATGTCGCCAAATTCACCAACACCGGGGCGGGTTTTGTCCTCTGCATCTGCGGCTATATTCTTCAGCCTTTCAAGGTGCTTTTGCATTTCGGCGCGGCGTGGTGTGACCGCCTTTATATCGCCATCAGGGCCAGCCTTTTTCCATTCCTCTTTCCATGCGGCTTTCAGACTTTCGCTGCCCGCATAGGCTTCACTTTCCAGCCGGGTCATGGCTTCAATAAGATCCATGTTTGGTTTTTCATGCAGGTCAACATCAGACGCAAGGCGCTGGCCGTGTTCCTTTGTGATCAAAACACCATCATCCACAATCCCAATCAGCGGCTTAGGCACCTTAATCACTTTCGTCGTGTGATCCGGTCGAAGTTCAACCGATAGGTCCATTCTGTAGGGCAGGTCTTTGTCACATTCCGGCTTCATAATTTCCTTGGCCGGTTTGCTTGTCATATCAACAATTCGGTTTAGGCGGATGGTAACGATAACATGGGCATGGCTTGAACTGATCGCGGAATAGAAGCGTTTCCGGCCTGCCTTGGGCTTGATCCATTTATTCCGGCTAACCCCGCGCCCTGTCAGGCGGGCTTCCTCTTTGTCAGCAAATTCAAGGAATCCTTCATGTTCATGGCTGGCCGTGTCGATGATAACGGCGTCGGCACCATAGGCAACGGCGGATCTGAACGCATCAAGGAACCTGTCTGACGTGTAGGGTTCAACCATATCAATCCGCTTGAAACCGCCTATATCCGGATCATCGGCATAGATATTTGCGCGCCCGCCTTCGCTGTCGATAACGACTATTTCCCCGTCAGGACCAACAAGGCCGCGCGCGAACAGAAGGGCGGAATAGGTTTTGCCTGACCCTGAACCACCAATAAATGCGGCGGTGATCGGTGCGCTTTCGCGCTTGGCGTCTATAACTTCAAACATGTTTATTCCTCTTTTCCTATGATTCCCAATCAAAGATTGATCGCGCCGCGCCCAATTCTTCATCAGTGAATGATTTCCAGTGTGTAGGTCTGACCCACATTTCGCCAGGTTCAAATTCGGCCATATGTTCGGCGAAAATGCAGGTTGCATAATCCACCCCTCTTTGCGCCGATTTCCAATATTCATTGTCTGGCTGACCGTCGCGGCTGTTCCTTACAAACTGGCGCGGGATCACATTTGGCACCCCGTCTTTTTCCAGGTAAATATACCAGTGCGCAAAGTGGCTTTCAGCGCCATCCTTGATTTCAGACAATATTTCTTCAAATTCTTCTATTTTGTTAGCAGAATCAGCGTGAAACTGGATATTGACCTTCCCCCCGTCGATGGCAGCGCGCATATGGTCAATCCCCGTGCGATACCACACCGCGCTAATGTGATAGCGAAGGTTGCCGGTCGCGTAGGCGATGCAGGTTCCAAGGTCTTTATCCATTTGGTTCGCAAAGGTTTTCAGATCAAAGGCCATGTCGCCCTTCAAGGCATCAAGCCGGATTTTGCAGCGGTGGCCGCTTTCGTGTGTCCAGATATAGGTAACCTCGGGGATTGAACCGTTGATCATTTCTGTCACGCCTGACCGGCGACAAGCCTCAATAATTGATGCGAGCGTTCGGTTTTCATCCGCTGTTATAATCTCTGCACCATCATCAAGCCGGGTCTGTCGCCACGCCTTGCCTTCTTTGGTGGCGAATGACATGCCTTCCGGCTTCGCGACAAAAATCTTGTCGGTGTTTTCCAGAACAACTTCATGGATCAGCGTCCCAAGTTGTTTGGCGGGGGTGCTTTTGCTGGGGGTCCGGTTTGGATTTAGGTGGCTGTTAACCCAATATTTTAGCGGGCTGATCAGCAGGTTTTTCAGGTCAGAAGACCCAAGCGCCGGGTCGGCCAAATACGCTTCAAGCGAAAGGCCCAAATGGATTCCGTCAGGCAGTAATTCATCCCTTTTTTCGGTTGTGGATTCGTCGGTCATGTTCTTTCCCTTTCGTTTTTCCGGACCGCCTCGACAAACGCAGCGCCGCGCTCCTGATCCGGATAGCACTTCGCGCCCCAATGGCGGATGGCCTGCTTTGCGGTGAATGCCCGGCACCCGGCGTAGTAGCGACCATGGGCCTCAAGTAGCACATAGCCTCGATTGTCGCGGTAGAGGCAGGGGAGGTTGGGGCAGCTATAGACATTCACCGTCTTGCAACCATTCGAGATGGCGATTGAAGTCAGAAAGGCGCAGTCATAGACATTCACCACCTCGCACCCCTTCGAGACGGTGAGCGATGTTAGCGCGGGGCAGTTGATGGCATCCACCACCTCGCAACCATTCGGGACGGTGAGCGAGGCAAGCGCGGGGCAGTTGATGGCATCCACCACCTCGCAACCATTCGGGACGGTGAGCGAGGCAAGCAAGGGGCAGTTGTAGGACTCCACCCACTTGCACCCCTCGGGGAGGGTTAGCGAGGTGAGCTTGGGGCAGCTAATGGCATTCACCCTTTTGCACCCTTCCGGCGCGATATAGGCACCAACGGTATCTTCCGGAACGCAGTGGACAATCATGCTCTTTCCCTTTCATCTTGCGCGGGCATATGGGCGATGATGCTGCGAACGCGCAGCCACGCTTGGGCCTTCTTTTGCGCATCGGAAATGTTGCCCGCATGTTCAATGACGCGCTTGCCACACACAACGCAGGCTTGGCCCTCAATGTGCTTGATGGACAACCTGTCACGGCATTTCAGCGCCCAAGCGTTGTTCACATTCACGTCGATTTTCATGCTTCACCTTCCTGATCCGCCATCAAGGCCCGAATCGTCGGGATCAGCGCGGCCCGGCGTTCATCGTCAAGCTGCCCAAAGGTTGTGAGGATTTCGGCGTCAACGTCATTTAGGAAAAACGGTGTAATTTCGGTTTCGTGATCATCACCACTGTAGGTCCTTGAGAGAAAAGACAGTGTCACGCTGTTTTTCGTCCGGTCAAACTTAGAGGTCGAGCTGAATTGCAGCCCCCCTCTTTCCATATTTCTGTGGGGGAAAATCGAGAGTTCGGTTGACATGTTAAATACCTTTCTATTGGCCGTTGTTCAGGAAAATTCCAGATCATCAGTGTGTTTCATCATTTCGTTTATCAGCTCTTTCGGCAAAACCTTCGGGTCTACGTCAAAGCCCATGATCTGAACTTGCTCAACCTCAACATCAACCACCTCATTCCAAGTCGGTGAGCGGGGAACGCCATAGTCACAACGCTCCAGCCCCCCGCGAAATGTTATTTCCAAGTCTTCGTTTTCGTATGTTGCGGTTACCATTTTTTTTCCTTTTCCCGGCGTTTGTGGTTTACATCTAATTTCACAAACCCAAGTTTGCAACTAAAAAAATGTCTTGTAAGTATCTTTTTGATAAAATAAAGATACCATATAGGGTGCAAAGGACTGGAGAAAATGACAAAACACAACGACAAATCTACTATGACCTTGCGGCTTCCGAAAGATTTGGATGTTTGGCTTGTCGAAGAAGCATATAAATTCGGAATTGCGAAAAATGCAATGATCGTGATGTATCTTCAAAAGGCCAGAACCAACACATCGGAAACAGCCGATGGCTAATTCCAAATGGAAGGGGCGGAATCTGTCTTCATTCAAGCGGGTTTCCGGAAGCCATGCTGGCCGCGTGGCGGTGCGGGTCTATGTCTGTAAATCATGTGGCATCCAGCATCCACCTGGACGAAAGCCCGAACGTTGCATGGATAGATTGTGTGGGGGGTTGGCCTTCACATCTTTTGATAGCACGGGGGAAGCTGGCCGATGGGCAACCCTTCTTTTGATGGAGGGTCAGGGGGTAATAAGCGATCTTGAACGGCAAGTAAGCTTTGACCTGATGGCCGCAACATCCTTGAACAACAGAACTGTTGGCGCAAAGGTCGCCAGGTATGTCGCTGACTTCACTTATACCCGCGACGGTGAACAAGTGATTGAAGACTTCAAGGGCGCGCTGACCGATGTTGCCGCGCTAAAACTGAAGTGGATGGCTGCAATGGGCAAGCCAGTAAAACTAACATCCTGAAAGGAAGTTCCATGGGAAATATTAAACCAGCTAAGGAAGAAACTGCCGGGCTTAAACATGCAGGCTCGAACATTTCAAAGTTGAAGGAAGATGTTCGAAATGGCGTCAATCGGATTGAAAAGCAAAAGGAAATCCGAACCGGGGCCAATGAAGAAATTGCATCAATCAAGGCCGATCTGGTTGCCAAGGGCATCCACAAAAAGGCTTTGGATATGGCAATGACCTATATGAACATGGACCCTGACAAGCGCGAAGGGTTTGACATTGCTTATGACATTGTTCGGGAAGCAATCGGCCTGCCGGTGTCGGCTCAAACCGACATGTTTGACAATGACCAAACTTCTTCTGGCGGTAAAACCGATGGGTGAAGATTCTTCCGACATGGAACGCGCGGCTGATAGTGCCGCGCGTGACAAGCGCGCTTCGAAAAAAGCTGCTGAAATTCAAGCGCAAAAGCGGCTGGCCGGAGCGATGTTAACCTTGCTACCGCTTCGTGATCAGGAAGTTCTGTCTTGGATATGCGATGTCCATGGAAAGCCCCCAGGTCAGATTTTGACAGAAATGATTCGGGTGTCCTTAGTTAAGGAGCGCCGCACATATCGCGAAGCTCACGGCGGCGGCGGGGCATCATCAACCGATTTAGATTATTTGACTGAACGGCTTCCCAGAAGGTGACTTGAATGACAGGAAAGCAAATAAAGCCAGACTGGATTCCTTGGGAACCGGCTAGATGGGTGGCCGGAACTGCCGAAATGGATCAGCAAACAGAGTTTGTTTTTTTCAGGCTTTGCATGTTTGCCTATGTGAAAGCTGATCCAATTGTTAGCGGTTCCGAAAAAAGAAACTCCATGCGCTGCAAAGTTTCAGTCGAAGAATACCGCGATGCCTTGGCGGTTCTGGTTGAATTAGAGAAAGTCACAATCACAAAAAACGGTGTTTTAGTTCACTCAACCGAAGGGCGTTTGCGCGATAGCGTCACACGGATTTCAGCACGGCAAAGGGGGGCGGCAATATCCAGGCGCAGGCGTGAATTGAAGTTTGCAGGCAAAAAAACTTCTGAAATTAATCTGATCATCAGTAAGGAATTTTCTGATGACCAACGTAGTATACAGACAGACAATACAGACAGACAGACAATACAAGACACACAAGGGGGTGTGGGGGAACAGTTTGAATTGGTCCCATCAGAAGGAAACAAAGTTGATGATGCCAAGGCGGCGGTTGATCTATGGAATGACCTGGCCAAAACTGAAGGGCTTGCCCGCGTCCAGATACTTTCTGATTCTAGGCGCAAAAAGCTAAAAGATCGGTTGAAGCAGGTCGGCGGCATAGATGGTTGGAACGGTGCCTTGATGAATGTGGCTGACAGTGACTTCCTGTCTGGTCGGGTGCCAAACAAGGATTGGAAGGCAACATTTGACTTCATGCTTCAAGAAAAAAGTTTGGTTAAGATCATGGAAAGATCTTATCCACCATACCGCAGCGAAGGGCGGAAAGCTTCTGAAGTAATGAGCGCAATCAGGGATATATAATCATGGAAAATAAAATTTTACTTCCTGCGCGGCTGAATTTAAATATCAACACAGTCACCAGCATTTTGAAGCAGCGCAAATCAAGGCCTGAATTCATGGAGTTGATACCAGTTTCGGAGCTTATGCCGTTGATTCATGGTCTGGAAGATGCAGCAAAGCCTGCCGAAATCGAACAGGCAAAGCGCGCCGCTGAAGTTCTGTTGGGATCATACCCGCGACACAACATTGAAGCGCCTGAAATCTATTCACGGGCCATTGTTTCGGTGCTGATTAACTTCCCGGCACACGTTGGGGCAAAGGCGGTCGATAACCTAACCTTGAAATCACAATTCATCCCAACAAGGTCAGAATTGAATGCGCAATGTGAAGCCATCATGGGCGAAATTCGCGCCGCACAAGCAATAGCCAAGTCCATGATTCAGGAACACAAACGGCGGGAAAGTTCCCGCCAGGAACAGGAAGAAAGGGCTAAAGCCCGCAAAGAATTCCGCGACAAGCACGGCAACAAAACGCCGATGGAAGTGCTAGCAGCGGAAGGAATCACCATCGGCAAATCAACCAAAAGGAAAAACTGAATATGACACGATCAACAGCAATGCGCGTTCGCATGGACTTAGCCCTTCCCGTTGATGCGGGTGACTTTTCATCCGTTGGGAAGGCAGCAAAAAAACTGGAAACCCTGAAAGAAACTGCAAAAGAACTTGGATTTTCTTTGACTACTGACGTTGCGGCCCGCGTCGGATCATTCGATTTCGGGGATTCGGGCGCGCCTGAAGGGCCTGAAGGGCCTGAATCACCGGCCAGCGAATAAGATGATTAGGTTCGTTTGCAACGCTGCCCTTGCAGCCGTTCCATTGCATTTCTCAAATCAAGTAATGGAAACGGTGGAAAAGGATGGCGTTGCAGCGGGCCTAATCCACCTTATTTTTTGCTTGGTATTTATTGAAGTTGTCGTTGAAATTGTAAAGGGATGGTTGGAATGACAGGCGAAAAAGAGCTAAAACCGCTGACCCATGAAGCATCCGAATTGTTTCAAAAACAGCGGGAAACTGACACAGTTATTCAAAACAAATGTGTAGATTGTGGCGCTTGGTTTGAGACAGACAAGAAGTCAGTCCCTTTCCAAGAAAGCTTCCAATGCGACTGCGGATCAATCATGCAATTTGACGTGCCAGCAGCCATTCAAGAAAGCCCGATAATTCAACCAACCAATGAAACAATCTTGGCGATCATGGATGAAGATCAGCGACTTGATACCGGGATGAAAATTTCCGAAGCAGTTAAAACCGCTGCGGAATGGTGGGAAGCGATTGGGCGCGTCCAAATGCAAAAAGAGCTTATGCGCCAGGCGAAGCCCGTTGGTGGGGCAGACAATGGGGCCGGGGGCGTTTTCGCTTCCAAAGATGCCAAAGATCCGAATTTTCTTCCGTCCGGAATTGTTCATGGAATGCCCTGGGAAGCCCTGGGGAAACGTGAGCGCATAATGATCATCAAGATATGGCATCACTTCAAGGTTCGGAACCCCGATTTGATAGGCGAAAACCCAAACATCAAACACAAAATGCAACACCGTGGAAAGGTCCAATAAAATGAAACATTTTAACGTTGAAAAGGTGGTCGAAAAGGTGCGTAAGTCGCTGCTTGAAGCGCATTCAGACAACCCGTCACAAAACGAAACCATTTTTAAAATGACGGACCCCGTATATCTCGAAATGATCCGGCTTTTATACACCAGCCAAAACATGAATGTTGATGCGCCAGAAATGATCAGTGCGCTGGGATGCATGATCGGGTCATTCGTTCGCGGCGCTTTCGCGAAATGCGACGATGGTTTTGATGACGAAGACAAAAGAAATGTAACAGAAGTAATTAAGCACCTACATGATGCAGCTTTAGGGGTAGCCTTGGCAGACGCAAAAGCCCTTGTCAAAGTTGACATTGGCGCACCAACAAAAGCCGGGCGCGCGTGATGGGGTGCAAATCTCTCTGGGCGCAAGTCATTTTTCAGGCCGTTACTGATGCAAAATCAGAAGACAATTCAACCCCGGCCCGCCTTGCAAAAGATACGGCTAACAACTGGATATTGAATGGGGGCAAAGGGTTTGTCATGGTTTGCAGCATGGCCGGGGTTGATCCTGATGAAGTCAGGCGCGCATATCTTGAAGGAAGACTGAACAAGGTGCCGCTAAAAGGGTTGAAAAACAACAATAACCCAACCCCAAAACGTTCAGAGCAAGTGGGCGTTTTAGGGGGGGCTTAAGCTATTTGCGCACAATATCACATATTTTTACCATGTATGTGCATAAATGCGTAATAGCTCAAATTGGTGAAATCGAAAGGAAACGAGCGATGTCAAAGGGGATCAGTGACCGCAAGAAGGAAGCATCCAGCACATTTTCAGCCATGTTTGACGGTTCTGAGGATCGCCCATCGCCTGAAGAACTGGTCGTTCGGGTGATGCACGGCAAAGATGGTAACAACGCAATAACAGAGCGCCAATTTGAAGCGGCCAAGCTTCTTTTGCCCTATCGCCTGCCCAAGCTTGCAACGGTTGAAGCACACGTTGCCACTGAAGAACTTAGCCACGAAGATTGGGTTGCTTCATTGGATGATGATGATGATGAATAACATGAAAATTGAAGGTATCATTTTAGCCTGTGCGCTTGTGCTTCACCTGGTTTTTGTTGCCCAGATCCTGTTTGAAAGGTTCTTCTGATGCAGTGGTTTGTTGAAGAACTGAACCCTTTTGGTGAATGGTCACCGTGCATCTATCATGGTGATAAGCCCCCCCGTGACAGGCCAGAGGGTGGAAGCAAAAGGTGGCGTTCTGAACCTGTGCTTGTCCCTGAAGCTTTGATCGGGCGCAGCCTCAGGCAAATTGCTGCCTGCCTGTCTGCCGATGGGTAAGAAGCGTGATCCACATCCTGAAGCGGTGGTTTCTGAAGCTGATAGGATTCTGGTTGACCAACTGAGCGAATTCATGCGGGGTTGCCGATCAGTGGCGGATGCCAATAAATGCTATGCAGATCATCACAATGACCTTGCACGGCTTTGGAAGCTTGGTGGGTGGAACAGAACGGCCTGCATCATTTTCTATAATCTGCGCGCCTATCAGGTCGAAGCAATCAAAAAAGGCTGGATCAAATGAACCAAGTTAACCCGAAGCGCGTGAGGGCTGTTCGGGCGCGGCTAAAGTCTGATTTCGATTATTACGCCCCGCGTTGCCTGAAGATATTGACCAAGCCCGATCACAAGGGAAAAGTTGGAATCGTTCCGTTCAACATGAATGCTGCGCAGAAACATATTCACGATAAAATCGAGGAACAGCGGGAACGGCTTGGCTATGTTCGGGCCATCATCCTGAAGGGTCGGCAGCAAGGCGCCAGCACCTACACAGAAGGGCGGTTCTATTGGAAGACCACGCAGAACCAGGGTGAGAAAACATATATTCTTACGCACAGTAAGGAAGCGACGGACAATCTGTTTGGCATGGTGGATCGGTATCACCAGAATGCCCCGGTGCATGTCAGGCCCTATGTAGGCAAGGACAACGCCAGGGAACTGGTTTTTGATAAGCTGGATAGCCGATACCAGGTTGCAACTGCTGGGGCAAAGGGGGCTGGCCGGTCGGCCACGCTTACCAATGTTCACGGATCAGAGGTTGCTTTCTGGGAAAAGGCCGAAGAACACCTTGGCGGGATGCTTCAGGCGGTGCCGCTGGCGGTTGGAACAGAGGTCATTTTGGAAAGCACCGCCAACGGGGTCGGGAACGTTTTTCACAAACAATGGGTGATGGCAGAGCGCAAGCAGTCTGACTTCATCGCAATCTTTGTTCCGTGGTTCTGGCAAAGCGAATATCGACGGACGTTGCCCGACGATTTTCAGGTGTCCTATGATGCTGAATCCGTTCCGGACGGGGAACCAACAGAAGGCGAATATCAGGAAGCCTATGGACTGACTGAACAACAAATGTTCTGGCGGCGAATGAAGATCATTGAATTGGGTGGTGGGGAAGATGGGTATTTCCTTTTCAAGCAAGAATATCCTGCAACACCTGATGAAGCGTTCCAGTCATCAGCAGCGGGCAACAGCCTGGTCAAACGCAAGTTTGTCCTGAAGGCCAGGAAGTCTGATGTTACCAGCAGCGGGCAACTGATCATTGGCGTTGATCCAGGCGGCGAAGGTGAGGGGGGCGACCCAACTGCCATCATCCGGCGGCGTGGCCGCAGAATGTTCAATCCGCAAAAGTTCACAAAGATGAACACAATGCAGATCGCGGCTTTGATCCTTCGGATTATCAAGAAAGAGCGCCCGCTAAAAGTGTTCATAGATGTTGGCGGTTTGGGTGCTGGGATCATGGATAGATTGCTTGAATTCCCCGATGCACAAGGCATCGTGTCACCAGTGAATTTTGGGGAAGCAGCCCTAAACCCTGAGCTATACAAAAACAGGCGGGCTGAAATGCATTGGACACAGAAGGATTGGCTTGAAGACGTTGGGGGCGCAAATATTCCCGATGATGATGATCTTCAGGCTGACCTTCTGGCTTCAGTTATTTCGCCAACAGACAGCCAACAAAGACGCCAACTTATGTCTAAAATATGGATGCGATCTAAGGGCATCCGGTCGCCCAATTTGGCCGATGCTGGGGCGCTTACTTTCGCCCTTCCTGTTGCCGCAATTGATGCCCAAGGTGGGAATGCTGAATCTGACTTTGATCCCCTGAATGGTGGTGGTCAACATTGGGGAAATCAGGGGTCAAGTAGGGTGGATTTCGATGTTTTCTGACCATTGTGAAAAAAGTGAATATTGTTGTGTTTTCTTGATAACCAGAGCATTTTTTTCTGATGATCTAAAATATAGGACTGATGACCAGACTGATGACCAGACTGATGACCAACATAGTATACAATACAGACAATACAGACAGACAATACAGACAATACAGACAGAGGGATTGTTAAGGGAGATTTGAACAGATGATTTCTTCACGGGAAAGAATTCGGATTTATCGGCGTTGGATATGGGTCGGCTTCAAAGAACGGATAATTGATCTTGGATATTTGTCGATTCCAGTTTTCACAATGACCGGCGTTATTGCCGTTTGTGCTAAGTTTTGGATGTGGGTGCTTGGGATATGAACATCGGTTTGTCAAATGAACGCTTCACGGCTTGGGTTGTTTTCCAGGGTGCAGAGCATCGGCGCTTCTGGCGGTTGTTCACAAAGCGGGGATGGCGTCACTGTTTCGTGATCGTCCCAGCATACAACCATGAAGTTGGGCTAAAGGCGGGAAGGTCTTGTGTTGTGATTGATCCCCGAACAAATCACGTTTCCATTGACGTGCTGTTTATGCCAGCCGAAGACGTTGCCAATCATGCGTTGGAACAGGGCGCAAAATGCGTGATAAAATATTACGTTGACCGCAGGGGGCTTCCCGATTACGTTCCAAGGGGAATTCTTACTTGCGTGTCGATGCTAAAGGCGATCTGTGGAATTGGGGCTTGGTATGTTTGGACCCCGCAACATTTTGCAAGGTGGCTTTTGCTAAACGGCGGTGAACTGATCACAAGGGACAAAGTTGATGGCGAAGCTGTTCAAGGTGAAAACTCCGGGGCCAAGCTCAGCAATGCTGCAAGCCCAAAGGCGACAATCGCAATCGGTTGAAGACCAAACGGCCAATGAAGCGCGTGAGATTGGAGCCAGAAATCGCCTGATTGATTCGACCCGCAAAGGTGGCGGGTTGTTTTCACGCCGGGGCGCTCAGGGCGTTGTCAAAGAAACACTTGGTTAAGTTCTGGAAAATGAATGGCGCGCTTGAATGTCGAAACTGTCAAAGAAGCATCAGACAAGGCATGGAATGCGAAATCCCACTTTGATGATCTAATCAAGGAAGCGTTTGAATACGCCCTTCCTGACCGAAACACCTACCATTCAAACGGAACTGGCAAGCCGCAAGGTTCTTCTGGTGAAAAGGGGAAAGATAAGAATTCCCGTCGCGTGTTTGACAGCACCCTTCAGAATGACGCCATCAAGATCACCAACAGAATCCAATATGAGCTTTTCCCCATCGGCCATCAGTGGGCTTCTTTTTTGCCTGGTGCCTTTGTTCAAACCACCGATCAAGAACAAGCCCGGCGTGACCTGTATGCGCTTCAACAGGTGATATTCACTTCCATTAGCTTCAGCAATTTTGATCTTTCAATTTCTGAATGGCTGTTGGAATTGGTTGTAGCTGGCACGGCTTGCATGATGGTGATGGGCGGTGATGAAGACAATCCGGTTGTCTATCAGACCGTTTCGCAATCGCATGTTGCCCTTCGTGAAGGCGCGCTTGGCAAGATTGACCTGATTTCGCGTATGCACAAAATGAGGATCAGCCTTGTTGAACAAACCTGGCCAGATTCGAAGTTCGCTATCTCGGAAGACGAACGGAAAGAAGACGCTGAAATTGATTTGATTGATGTGTGCTATTATTCGTTTAAGGACAAAGAATGGTTCTATGACGTGATCGTCACGGCGGGCCTGAAATCCAAGGAAGAAAAGAGGATTGTTGAACGGTCCTATCAGATCTGCCCTTGGGTGATTGCGCGCTGGAACAAGGCTGCTGAAGAAGTTCAGGGGCGTTCGCTTGTGATGCAGGCCTTGCCTGATGCAAGGGTTCTTTCAGCCATCAAAGCATACCTGTTGCGCCATGCAGCTTTGGCCATCGGCGGCGTGTTCATGGTCAAAAATGATGGCGTGGTGAATGCGAACAACGTTCGGGTTTTTCCCGGCGCCACAATCCCGGTTCGCACAACCGGCGGGCCTGCTGGTGCTTCTATCGCGCCGCTTCCTGTTGCTGGTGATGTTAACCTTGCCGATCTTGTCATTCGTGATCTTGTCAATTCCATTCATCAGATAATGCTGAATGATGGGATGCCTGATGTTTCCGAAGGGGTTAGAACCGCCACAGAGCTTGTTGAACGGATGAAAGAACTTCAACAATCCCTTGGCGCACCGTTCGCCAGGATATTGAAGGAAGGGATTGTTCCGATGCTGGAATCAAGCATCGCAGTTCTTGCCGAACAAGGCGTTATCCCTGTTGAAGCTGGTCGAAAGATTAAGCTGAACAATGGTGAAATTGATGTGAAGTTTGCATCGCCACTGGTTCAGGGCCAATCAATTCGTGAGGTGGAAGCCGCCCGGAATTCTATGCAGATCACGAAAGAAGCTGCTGGCGAAGAAGCCGTTGGGCTGAATTTCAAGATAGAAGACTTTGGTGCATGGGTGGGCGCGAAGCTGGGCATGGTCCCAGAATTGATGCGAACCGTTGAAGAACGGGAAAAGATGCAGGAACAGGCGGGGCAAATTCAGGCCGCGCAGGCAACGGGGCAACCCCCTGTTGGGGGGGATGGTGGTGTTATGCCACAACAACAGCAACAGCAAGGCCAACAACCCCCCATGGCCGCATAAGGTGATCTGAAATGGTAGACAAAAACCAAGCGTTCGATTGGCTTTCGGGCGCTTTGAACGTTCCGGAAGATGGCGGAATAAAAGAAAACCAAAAGATGATGGATGAAGCGTTCCAAGGCCAAATGGAACTGGCGCGATTGGTTCATGCAGTTTTCGAAACACCGCAGGGGATTGACCTGATGGATCGTCTGTATGGCCTGACCCAAGGCGCGCCATTGATGCGCGTTTCCGGGTCTTTGGTGGAAGGCGAAGTTGCGCTTTCGCCTTCCGACTGGGCCTATATTCGTGAAGGGCAAAACAGCGTTATTCGCTTCCTTCTCGGACAAATCGAACTGGCCAAAAACCCGCCAGTTCAAATTCAACCAACGGAGGAAGAAACATGACAAACCTATCCCTGGCTGGCGCTCTCAATGCGCTGGACGTGAATCGTGATGATGATTGGACCAATGGGGGCGACCCATTAATGAAGCGGATCCATGAATTGATGGGAACCAACGACACAACCCGCGCAGATGTTGAAGCCATGACGCCACACGGTTTCAACCGCTCAAATGCCCACGCCGCATCATCGTTTCAGGAGGTCGATAATGGAACTGCTTCTGATCCTGAAACCACTTCCGAAACACCTTCAGCCGATGCTGGGGCCGAAGCCTCTCAAATGGGTGGTGAAACAGGGGCCGCGAATAACGAAGCGAATGAGAACGTGGGCCTAACCCGATCATCTGCATCCATGGCCGTTGAAGAATGTCTTTCAGGTTGTTTTGATGGGCGTGATTTTGACGCCATCTGCTTGATAGAAGCCGTGGTCGCTGCGGCGCAAAGTGACCGCTACATGCGCAACAGCGCGCTTCAAAGCCTCGTTCACGGCTATCAGGCTTCGCAAGGCCAGATCAAGGAGGTGCAGGGTCGTTTGGATGCCCGGATTGCTGATCGGGCAAAGAAGAATGCTATTTCCCGCGCCAAAACGGCGGATGAAGAAGAATACGATATTCCGGCTTAGATCGGCCGGAATCGTGACAACACATAAGGGCTGGGCAATCAAGCCTTGCCCTTTTTGACAACAGCAAAGGGCAACAAAAATGAAATGGAATGAACGACGCGCAATGCTTATGGGCCTCAGCGCGGGGCCGGTGTTTGATAAACCCGATGAAGGCACACCCGGCAACGATGAAGCTGACAAGGGCGATCAGGGCGGTGAAGATATTGGGTCTGATCGCAGCGAAACGAAATCGGAAACAAACATCACTGGTGGCCTGCTGGACCGACGCAAATCAGATGAAGGCACCAAACCGGACGACAAGCCCGAAAACAAAACCCCGGATGATGGACGCCCGGAAGGCCTCGCTGATAAGTTTTGGGATGCTGACAAAAAAACAGTTCGGCAAGATGTTCTGGCTAAATCCTATTCAGAACTGGAAACCGCGCATGGCAAACTGAAGCGTGAAAAGGCTGTTGGCGGCGAAGTTCCGGAAAGTGCCGATGATTATTTCACCGAAGGTTTGGAATTGGGCGATGATGTTGATCGCCTGACCGTCGATGGTCCTGATGATCCGGGCTTGAAGGCCTGGGGCAAGGTTTGCCACAAAAGGGGGATCGGAAAAGAACTGGCGGTTGATCTGGCCAAAGACATGTTCGGACTGATGAACGAACATGCCCCAGAACCATTGGACGCTGATGCTGAATATGACAAGCTGGGCAAAGGCGCGGATGCCATTATTGACGGGGTTTTCACTTGGGTTGAAGGCGCTGAATCATCAGGGCGTCTGTCTGAAGATGATGTAGAAGTTATCAATGGCCTTTCGCAAACAGCCAATGGAATCAAGTTCCTTGTGGCAATGCGGGCGATGGCCGGGGAACAACGTATTCCGCTTGTGCCATCAACCGGCGCACGGGGCCTGTCTCAAGATCAGTGGCGCGAGGAAATGAAAACGGCGGTGAAGGACAAAGATTACAAACGTCAGAGCGAACTTGAAGAAATGTCGGCGGGTATTTTTGGGGATCACCCGTCAAGCGGAAGTTTTTCCGGTGGTGTGGATCACGAAAAAACATTGACGCGGGCCGCAACCAAAAGTTAGGTTCAGGAAGACACTCCCTGGTGTTGCGGTTGTGCAGGCTGCGGAAAGCCCGTCATCGAAAGATGGCGGGTTTTTTCTTGCCTTGACAAGCGCAATGGATAACCCCTACTTTCGCGGCCAACGGAAAGCCCCTAATCGCACAACTAGCGCCCGGCAGTTCTGTTGCAAGACGCGGCCCGGAACGGCCACGGGAACACAACCGGCAACGGCCTTCCCAACAACACGTTTCGCCCTAACCGCAATTCACCTGATATTGAAACGCGGACAAGGGGTAAATCATGTCACGCAATCTAACGCAAAACGAACAAAGCTCATTTGACGTTCGTGTGAAAGCGGCCTACGAAATGGGCGGGATGCTTCGCGCGACGGTCGAAATCGCTGACAACATTGTTGGTTCAACCCATCGTTTTAACAAGATGGGGAAGGGTCTGGCGACCCGACGCATTGATCAAACTGATGTGGTTCCGATGAACATAACGCACGGCAATGCAACCGCAACCTTGGAAGATTGGAACGCTGCCGAATATACCGGCATTTTCAATCAGCAAAAAGTTCCCTACAAAGAACAGGACAAGCTGGCCGGTCGGATTGCCAATGCTATTGGTCGCCGCGAAGATCAACTGATCCTTGATGCGCTGGACGCTGCCGCCACATCTTTGACGGTTGATACCGACATTGGCGGCACTAACAGCGGATTGAACACCGCGAAATGTCGGCGGGCAAGACGCCTTATGAATGAAAAGGGCGTTCCGAAGGGCAGGGGTGAACGTTGCTTCCTTGTTTCCGCCACGGGCATGGAACAACTGCTTGGCGACGGGGATGCAAACACGGTTGACAAAAACGTGATCAAGGCCCTTTTCGATGGCGAAATTGCCCACTGGGTTGGCTTTGACTTCATCGAAATTGAAGATCGCGAAGAAGGCGGGTTGCCGAAAGCATCAAATGACCGGACCAACTTTGCCTATCACAAAGCTTCAACTGGCCTGGCCGTTGGCTTGAACATGCGCACAGAAGTCAACTATGTTGCACAAAAAACGTCTTATCTTGCGAACGGCCTTTTCAGCGCCGGTTCTGTTGCCATCGACGATGAAGGCATTGTTGAAATCACCACAACCGAATCATAAGAACATTTGGCGGGGCAATCAGCCCCGCTGATCTTTTCAATCTCATAGGGAAGCAAGTCATGGCTTTTTCAAAAACTAAACTGGATCCAACTGGATCAGGGTCTAAAGGGGCTGGCGCGCGCGCCATTTACCAAACGACAGACAACAAAGCGACTGTGAAGGGGGCCGGTTATTTCAACTCGGTTGCAAACGAATTGATGAATGCAAAGTCGATGCTGATCATCGCTTCTGATGCGACGTTTGAAGCCAAGGTCACGGCCACATCAACCACTGTCACGATAGCGGCCCTGGACGCTTACGCATAATAATATCCCTTGCTGTTGGGGGTGCGGGCGGTGCTGGGGAAACCTGGCCCGCCCATTTTTATAAGGAAAGATCATGGCTGAAACCGATATTTCAATTTGTTCCCGCGCATTGGTGACGCTTGGCGCGCAGCCAATATCTTCCTTTCTGCCCTCAGAAGGGGATACGGCAGTTATTTGTGCAAACATATATCCCGGCCTGAAGTTGGGCATCATGTCGCGCCATCAATGGCGGTTCTTGATGAAGAAAAAATCCCTTACTCGTGACGAAACTGCACCTGTTGGGGAATGGCTCTATTCGTATGTGATCCCTGGTGATGCGATTGGTTTGCCGAATGCAATTTTTAGCTCTACGCAACAGCGGGTTTCAGAAGGTCAGTTTGAAGTTTTTGGTCGCCGTGTGTTTTGCAACTTTGAAGCCCTGATTATGGATTACACCGCTGATTCAAAAGAAGATATATGGCCACCATTCTTTGCCGACTTGATGGTCAAAAGCCTTTGCGCAGAAATCGCTTTTGCCGTTACAGATCAACAGAATGTAGCGGAAACGTGGTCATTGAAAGCGTATGGACCGCCAAGCCAAGGCGGCGTAGGTGGTGCCTTGGGCGATGCGATGGCGATTGACGGTCAGAGCAATGGGACTTCAGGAATTGTGTCAGATGCCTTTGTCAACGCACGGTTTGGCGGCGGCGGTTTTTTGGGGGGGTTCTAGTGGCGCGCGTTCACCAGCTAAAAACTAACTTTGTGGCTGGGGAATTTGACCCCCTGCTTTTGGCTCGTTCAGATATTCGCCATTATTACAACGCTGGTGAGCGTGTTCGTAATGCCATTATCATCCCACAAGGGGGGGTATCAATCCGACCCGGATCAAAGTTTATGTGGGAAGTTCCGAAGATTCCTGACATTGACGGTGGGGGGCAAAGCAATGTGCGGCTTGTTGAATTTAAGTTCAACACAGAGCAAACCTATCTGATCGCGCTTCACCATAAAACCATTACGATTTTCAGAAATGATCTTGTGGTTGCAACCATCATCACCACTTACGAATCCGATGATTTGGTTTCTTCTGAAACGGCCACCGGCGATCTGATTTCATCGGGTATCTATTGGACGCAATCCAAAGACACAATGTTTCTGTTTCACGAAAACTTTCCAGTCAAGGAACTTAAGCGCGATGGTTCCCACACCGCATGGACCTTTACCGATTACGCTTTTAACAATGTGCCGCGCTATGATTTTGGTGAAACTTATACAGATCCAGATGAAGTTGGCGTGAATGAGGTTCAGGAAATTGAATTCCCGAATCCTGGGTCGCAAGGGAACTGGACTAGTGGCGACACATTTGCGCTAATCCTTGAAGATGAGCAAAGCGAAAATATCCGCTGGGATCAATTTGCAGACACATTAGCACCACGTATCCAAGCAGCTTTGCGTGAAATGCCAAACACATCTGGCGACGGGATTGACGTGGTGCATGACGGAATCGGTGGTGCAGAGACAAAAACAGTGACATTCACTGTGACATTCACGGGTGATGATGGGTCGCGTAAATGGGGATCAATATACTACCAAGTCGTTTCAGCCGAAGAAGTGCCATCAATTGATATTCTGGTTACAACAAAGGGCCAATATCCGGGGGAGGTGGTTTTCTCAGCCACCCGTGGCTACCCGCGTTGCGGCGCTTTTTTCCAAGGGCGTTTGTGGCTGGCCGGAACAAGTTCTTTACCCCATTGGGTGTGGGCTTCACGCCCTGGTGCGCCATTTGATTTGAATTCTGATGTGTTTAAAGATGATTATGGAATATCTGTTCCAGCCGATGCTGACGATGTTCCCGCCTTTACGGCAATTCATGCTGGGCGGCATCTTCAGTTTTTCAGCAAGTCTGGCGAATTCTACGTTCCTGTTTCAGACAGATCAGAAATCACGCCTGGAAATGTGGCGCTTCGAAGATCAACATCACGGGGATGCAAGCCAGGTCTTCGGGTTGTTGAAGTCGATGGTGCAACCCATTTCGTTCAGCGACGGGGCGGCGCTTTGCGGGAATTTATTTTCGCTGAATCTGAACAGGCATATCAGGCAAACAACATTTCCCTTTTGTCACCCCATTTGGTCAAAGACCCGGTAGACTTCGCGCTTCGAAGATCAACATCAACGACCGATGCAGATTATGAATTCCTTGTCAATTCTGATGGTTCTATGACTGTTTTTTGCACCTTACGAACGCAAGAAGTGAACGCAATGGCCTTGTGGAAAACAGCGGGTTTTTACCGTGGCGTTGTGGTGGTTTTGGACGAAGTATATTTTGCAGTCACGCGCGAAATCGACAGCGTAGAGCGAACTTTTATTGAAAAGATGAACAATGACATGACCGTTGATTGCGGGTTGACCGGCGGGTCCGGATCGTCCGGAACCTTGGGGCATTTGCCAGAAACCGAAATTGAACATCTTCTTGATGGGGTTATTCAACAAGCGGTGACTTCAAGCGATACTGGCGTTGTCACGTTTGCACGGGATGCTGTTACAGAATGGCAGGCAGGCCTTCGGTTTTCTGCGGCGGATGATGAATATCCGGATATGGTTTGGCTGGTTAAAACGCTACCGGTGGAAGTGGAACTTCCCGATGGGGCAAGCCTTGGCCGAAAGCGCAGGATTGTGGATGTTGCCATGCGCTTGGACAACACATCATCATTGACTATGAATGGGAAGGTGATCCCGTTTCAAAAATTCGGTGAAAACCTGTTAGATCAGAAGGTGACCCCTTTCAGCGGGGTCAAGCAAATTCGTGGGCTTCTTGGATGGGACTATAACGGTTCGGTCGTTTTGGGGTCTGATAAGTCACTGAAAGGCACGATATTGGGCCTTTCCTATGCGGTGAGTATTTAACGATGGCAACACTAATGGCAACAATGCTGGCCGGTTTGAAGGCAACAGTAGCAGGCGCAGCGGGAACCGCTGGCGCAGCGGCGGGTGCAGCGGGAACCGCTGGCGCTCTGGGGGGGATTTCTACTGCCCTAACAGTGGTGGGTGGGCTGGCTTCGATTATGTCAGGGGCGCAACAAAAGAGCGCGCTTGATCAGCAAGCCGCTGACGAAGAAACCCGCGCCACACAAGAGACTATTCAGGGACGCCAGGACGCGCTTCAGGCAATGCGGGCGCTGAACAATGACATGGCGCAAATCGCTGTTGCTGGCTATGCATCAGGGATCGGCGGTGGTGAAGGTTCTGTTTTGGCTGCGCAAAATGAAGCGCGTAAAGTCGGGGAACAGAATATCAACATGTCACGGCAAAGCGCGGCAATGCAGTCTGCGGCGCGGCGCAGTCAGGCAGGCCAGCTTAGGAAAGAAGGGCGCGGTGCGCTTGCTGGTGGAATCTTTGGGGGCATAAAGGGTGTGTCTTCACTGTTTCAGCGAGTGGGGGCGCGTGGATAAATGGCAGGTAATTCAACAATTGTCGGGGTTCCCCGCGAACTAACAACACAAAACAGAATGGGACGGGCGGGCGTTACGCCTGCTTCTTCCGTTCCGCGCATTCAGTTTTCAACAGGCACGGCAAAAGCCCTGTCTGAATTTTCGTTTGATATGTTCCAAATGTCAGGCCGGATAGAAGATGAACGTGATCAGCAAGCATCGGCTGAAGCTGAGGTTGAAGGCGCGGCGGCTGGCGCAACAGGAACGTTTGAAGTTCGGGATTACACAACGATCAGGAACCGCGCATACAACCAAGCCGGAATCCAAACATTTGTTTCCACACTCGAAACCCGTTCAATTTTTGGAACCGCTGAAATCCAGCGCCAATATGCGAATGATCCGGCAGGCATGGCCGCTGCCATGGAACAATATCATCAGGGCGTTGCGGATGAATTAAACGGGGTTTCCCCTGGCGCCGGTGCTGCATACCTTCAACGGGCTGCTGCCAGAACTGTTCCTGCCGTTGAACGCGCGCGGGATGCGGCCTTCACCCTGACAAGGGATCAAGCAGACGCAATGCTGATTCAGTCTCAGGTGGCGCTAAATGCAGAACTGACAAGCCACGCGGCCGATTTGTTTTCTGACAATCCTGACAGATCGCGGGCAGCTTCAAATGCTGTTGGTGTGGTTGGGGCTGAATTGATGCGCGTTTATGATGCGGTTGATGAAACCACTGGTCTTCCGCTGTATTCTGCATCAGAGCGGGCGCGGGCAAAAGCTGACTTCACTTCAACGGTGTTTCGCCAAGCAACTCTATCTTGGTTTTCAGAGCAAGAAGACATGGCGCAGGCGTATCTGGACTTTGTGGCAGGTGATTTCAAAATTGATCTGCATATGACTGGCCCTGATTTCAGCCGTATGCCATCGAATGTTTCATCTGCTATCGCTAACGCCGCAACCCGCCATGGAGTTGATGCCGATGCCCTTGGCACGATTGCCTACCTTGAAAGTCGTTTCAACACAGATGCGCAAAATGCGAATAGTTCAGCCGGTGGGCTGTTCCAATTCATTGACGATACGGCAGAAACTTATGGTCTTGAAGATCGCCTAGATGCTGATCAATCTTCGGATGCGGCTGCGCGAATGATGAAAGATAATATCGAAAGGCTTCGCGGTGTTCTTGGGCGGGAACCTACTGTTGGGGAACTTTACCTAGCGCACCAACAGGGCGCAGGTGGTGCATCCGAATTGCTTGGCAACCCGAACATGTTGGCCGTGGATCTTGTGGGTTCTGATGAAGTAACCCTGAACGGCGGGCGCGCCAACATGACAGCGCAGCAGTTTGCAAATATGTGGATCAGAAAGGCTGAAAGTGTCGCAGACCGTCAACCTATAGACCTTCGCCAAGCAA